CCAGCCGCCGGTACCATATTCGGCAAGATTGCGACCGGTTGTTTCATCCATTGGCTTGCGCATGATCACCCAAGGTTCAAATTGAGAACGAGGCATCACGCTTACATCCGGATATTCAGACTCAAATCCCTTTGGACGATCGCCCCCTCTCATGGTCTGGACCAATCGCACGAGCTGTCCTCGCGGTTCCAACCCGGCGGATTCCAAGGCCCCCGCTACAAGATGGCTCACAAGCGGATTTGTTGCCACGACGATGTTTGCGCCGGGGACAAGTACACGCAAAGCCTGTTCTCCGAACCTTCCGAAGAACTCGACTATCTTCTCTCGGTCAGCGTTCGTCAAAGTCGTAAATCGAGGCAGGGGGCTTCTTTTCGCGCCATCAAAGGATGGCGGAATCCGCCATACGCCTCCCTGCCCCTTGCGCAGTTTTGAAACTTGGCTCTTTTTGTACTCAACCAGTCCGTAAGGGGGATCTGTCACGATGGCCTGTATGGAAGATTCCTCAAGAGAAGCCATCACTGCGAATGCATCGCCCTGTATGAGAGTCGCCTTACCATATTCGAACCTAGACGTCGACTGACGGCTCATGGCATATAAGCCACGAGATACACGAACGATACCGCTGTCTGGCTTCTTGGCCTGCAATCGCAGTGACGAACGGATGCTGGACGATTCAAATGTTTCATTGAAAGAGTCCGCGATTCGGCACTCTATCTCAGTGACCGTCAAGGGAGCCTCCGATTGCGCCAATATGTTCGTAATGGCATCCCGAACCTGTCCAGGCTTCCGCACTTTTACCTCCTTGACGACGTCTAGACGTCATTATAGCACCAAAAGACGTCACATGATTGGCAAAATACGGCTAGTCTTCCCCTCTTGGCTGAGCCTTAAGTTCGAATGGCATCCCGTTTTCGCGTACTACGGCTTTGAGGAAGATGGTGACGGCTCCGGTCATGTTCAGCCCCAATGGCTCCAGCACCTTCATGGCCTGGTCCTTGAGTTCGGGGTCGAGGCGCATGGTCGTGGTGGGCGTGTTCGCCATGCCGTTCCCCCTTTCCCTGCAATATCGGATATGTACAGTGTACTTGCAATCTATGCCGCCATGCCCCAATACTCCATGTACGGCGGCATGATGCCGTTCCAGTCGCGGGTCACACCGGGGCATGGTTGCGCGTCCACCTGCCTGATGATGCTATCGTTTCGGTCGTCACGGAACGAGCGTCGCCACAGGAACCACGTCAGATAGGATTGCAGATGCTTCGTGGACACGCCCTTGAATCCGTGAAGGAACCCGTCGAGGTTCGAGTGGAGCGTGTTGATCCGGTTGATGCGATGTGACTTCGCGTCCACTTGCTCGAACACGGTGCCCAACGCCTCCAATGCTCCCGGATAGGCCGCCGCGGTGTCCGCCATGACGTGCGCTCCGTGCAGTATCCGGCCGTCCAACGCCTCGATTGCGCGTTGTTTGGAGATGACGCCGCGCCCGCTCAGTATGGCGAACGCCGTATCGGAATCGCTCACGCCGGTCATGATGCAGATCTGCTCCCTGCCAAGCCCGCGCTTGTGCAGGGAGGCTCCGCGATGGCGAGCGGTACGCGGCATGACGAACTTGCCCTTGGTGTGGTTGCCCTTGAAGCTCTCGCGCAGATACGTCTCGTCCAACTGGACGGATACGCCCGCACCGGCCACGAACTTCGGCAGATACCGTTCGAGGCATTTCAACAGACGGCGGCGCATGAGCCACGCGGTACGCAACGACACCTCGCAACGCGACGCGCAAGTACGCAATGCGAGACAATCCACGAAGCATTCCACGTACATCATCCACTTGGCGACCGGCAGCTTCGACCGACCGATCAGGGTATCCCGCGTCTTGGAGAACGTGCGCCGGCAGTCTCTGCACTGCCAACGCTGGGAGCCGTCCGGATTATGCCCCTTCCTTACGATGCCGATGGAACCGCAGCGCGGACATGCTAAGACATCGTCACGGCTGGCGATGGTCTCGTAGGCATCCTCGTAGATGACCTCACGTAATTCGCGCACCGCGCTCTCACGCTCGACCGGATTCATGCCCTTGAGCTGAATGCGTACCTCGTCCGCTAGCCTCATCGCCACCACCTCCAATACTGTAACCTCAGTGTAACTACAGTACTGGACGTAGAACCTATGTCAAAGCTGGTTTAACAGAGCCGAGGTTTTTGCCGTCGACGTGGAGGATGCATTTGTGCCGGCAGTTGGGGCAGATGCAGCCGTAGATGGTGCTGACCGGTTTGCGGGTTCGGAGGTTGTAGATAGTGCCGAGGGTCAGGATGAGCGGCTGTGACTTGCGGCATGCCGGGCAGGGTGCGGGTCTGCGCCATTTGCGTGGGTTGGTGGCGATTCTGACGGTGTCTGTGTGGTGCATTTCATTCCTTTCCGTAGATGGCGAGGCTTCTGATGCCGTCGCTCATGTTGTTGGAACATGTGTTCGGATCATGGTCGATGATGCTCATTCCCGACCACCCATCCAGCCGATCAGGAAGGCGAGCGCCAGGAGGATTATCGCGGTGTGGCTCATGCCGTTCCTCCGATCTCCGGGCTGGCCAGCATCTCGGTGATCGCGTCCTTGGCTATCAGGCGCCATGGTTCGCGGCCGTCGTCGTCGAGGTTTTCCCACGTGAGGTGTTTGCGGTGGCCGTTGGCGTGGAATCGGTTGTAGATGGCGTGCGCGACGGCGTATTGCGTGTCGAGGCTGATGACGAGCTGGTCTTGCTGGTCTTCGGTCATTGGTAGGCCTCCGGTCTTGGCGGTGCGAGCAGTGCGGCGATCGCGTAGCTGGCGAGGCTGGTGGCGAGCGCCGCGATGGTCAGTGCGGTGTGGATGGCGAGCCACGTGATTGGTGTCCACTGGTGGAGCGCCTGTCCGATGATCGCCCTGATGACGGCGTGCGGGATGAGCAGCAGCGCGAGGAGGGTGAACAGCGTGGCCATGGCGTCTCCGAGCCGGTCGGCGAGGTGGCTGATGGTCTTTCTCACTTGTGGTCTCCCGTCTTGACGGCGAGTGTCTCGAGCATGGCCTTGTAGTCTTTGATGTCGCGTGCGATGCAGGATTTCACCCGGTGCGGGCCGCTGTCGCCCTGGTATGGATCCGGGGCGGCGAGCACGGTGACGAGTCGGCGGATGGTGGCCATGTCGTATTTGCGGTAGGTGAGCCACGCGTCAGGGTTGAGGTTGAGTCGGCGGAGGAAGTCAAGGTCGAAGTCCACGTTGGTCCCCGCGGGGACGAGGGAGAAGCGCTGGGAGAGCGAGTCAAGGAATTCCTCCACGGCGTTGGCCACGACGACCATGCTGTCATTGCGCACGGAGCCTCCCATGAGTTCGAACAGCAGGCCGTTGTCGGTGTGCATGGAGAAGGCGACGGGGCTCATGGACAGGAGGTCGAGTCTGTCCGGGCGGATGATGCGGGACAATGATCCGAACTTTTGTTCGCCCAGCATGTCGGTACATTCCATACCGATCTCCAATGGCAGGCTTTTGCGCCTGTCCACGCCTGTGGTCTCAAAGTCGATCCACAGCAGCGCCTCCGGTTTGCCGTTATTCTCGTGCATTTGTCATTCCTTCCGTTTGAATTGTCAATGTTTCGCGCATGGTCAATGGCGTGGCCGTGCCGTCCTGGTTGAGCCAGAGCCATCTCCCCTGCCAGTCGCGCACTGGGGTGGAGAGAGGATCTATGCCGAGCGGGACGATCAGTCCAAGCCGTTCGGCCTCAGCCACATGCTGGTGGACCCACCCATGGCAGCCGGTCGTCCCCGAGCCGCACAGCTCGATGATGTTGACGGGACTGTGCCGCACATCCGGATCCGCCGCGCGACGCAGTTGACGGTGATGGCCGCTTCGTCCGGGCCATCGTGACGGATCGTGGATGTTCGCGCCGCAGCGCATGCAATGCCAGCCCTGGCGTTCCAAAGCGATGCGCTTCGAGTCCTCGAACTCACTCACAACGCGCTCCTTCCTGCATCAGGCCGTTGACCAGCACCAGACATGAAGTGCAGTTGGTTCTCAGTCCAGAGGCCATCGCGGCGATGTTGTTACCGGCCTTGCCGCCGGCGAGCGCCTGGAGTTCGATGTTCGCCGCGGTTTCCGCGGTGTCGGTGATGAGTTGGGCGAGTCTGTTGATCTGTTCCTTGGTCATTCGTCTTCCTCCTCGTCTTCTTCCGTGATGGCGGCAACAAGCTGGTCGAGGTGTTCGGTCTCGTCGTCGGATGGCTCATAGCCGAGGTCTTGGAGGATCAGGTAATAGCCGGGGATGCGGCGGCTGACGTTGTCGTCGCCACTCCAGTCCCAGTCATTTGGGCTGATGAACCATTCGATTCTGGCGGTGAGGATCATGACCGCGTATGTCGGCCAGTCCGGTGAGTCGAGGTGCGTGTGGAGTTCCGCGAGCGCCTGTTCCGGTTTGATGCCGGCGATGGCGGCGAACTGTTCCCGGGCGCATGCGGCGTCGTTCCAGGTGTGTAGGTCTTTGGTGAAGCCGGTCGGGTCCGGGTCGATGATCTGCAGGAGTCCGAGCCTGGCCGTGGTCTCGATGAGCTTGGCGCGCTTGATGGCATGGAGATGGCCGTGGAGCCATGCCATGCGCTTGTCAGCCGTCGTGGCGGCGTATTCCTCGAGCACGTGCTGTCGGGCGTCGCGTTCGGCCTGTTCGGCGGCGCGTCGGGCTTCCTTTTCGGCGTCGGCGGTCTTGTCACTGCGGGTCCAGAGGTAGACCTGCTGCGAGACCGTGTGGATGGATACGGCTGCGGGGTTCAGTTCGCGGATCTTCTCGATGGCTTCTTCGGGGGTGCCGGTGGATGGGAACATGCAGCCGCGGTAGCGCCATTCCGGGTCGCTGTAGGGCTTTTCGGGGTCGGGGATGAGGTTGATGCCGTTGTCGGGCTCCACGAGGAGCGCGGCGACCGATTCGATCCATTGCCGGTCGCGGTCGTCGCGTTCGATGTTGCGGAGGATGTAGTCGAAGTTCGAGGTGCCGGCCGCCTGCGCGAGCTTCTTCTGCCTGTCCGGCTGGCCGTCGTATCGCGCTATGGCCACGAGCTGGCCGATGGTGAGCTGGCTGAAATCGTCGCGGGTCGCTCTGACCTCGGTCTTGATGCTGGCGGCCTTGGCGCGGTCACGCACGTAGTCGGCGCTTCGGCCGAGCCGGTGGGCGACGTTGGCGGTGGTGGCTCCGAGGTCGAGCATGCCCTGGATGGCGTCGGCCTCTTCCAACGCTGTGAGCTGTTCGCGCTGGCAGTTTTCGGTGACCATGGCCTCGAGTTGCTGGAGCGGGGTGAGGTCGAGGACGAAGCATGGGACGGCTCCGGTGCCGGCCTGCTTGCACGCCTGGAGACGACGATGGCCGGCGATCACGCGATAGCGCTCGCCGTTGGGGACGACGGAGAGGGGCGAGAGCAGGCCGTTGGCTTTGATGCTGTTGGCTAGGTCGGTCACGTCGCCGATCTGCTTTCGTGGATTGTCCGGGTGCGGGTCGATGAGGCTCGTGTTGATGAGCTTGATTTCACTGCTCTGGTAGTTGCTCATTGCTTGTTCTCCTTGCTGGTTTCTTGGTTGTTGAGTTCGTCGGCGCATGCCTGGCATGCGAGATACCACTTGGACGGTTTGCCTTCCCGGAGGCTGCCGGTGTGGTCGTATTCGTCCTCATGTGGATCCATGAGCTGGTGGACGTGTTCGCAGTTCCAGGTGTGCTTGTGTGGTCGGGTGGGTGCGATGGGTTCGGGCGCCCACGTCTCCCACTCGCGGAGCCATGTGTTGAGCCGTGGAACGTGGCCGGCGCGGACTTGGCCGTCGTTGACGGCCCGCTTGTAGCGGCGGACGGCCGATTGGAGCCGGGCGAGCTGGACGGGGTCCTCGGCGATGGCCGCGTACAGGGCCCGCGCTTCGGTCTCGGCCTTGCGGCCCTTCGCGCCGACGGTGCCGGGGTAGGCTTCGGCGAATCGGTCGAAGCCGGCGTCCGGCGTATCGGTTTGCTTCGAGGTGCTGGCGGGAGGGGTCGGAGAGGGATTATCGGTATCGGTATCGGTTTTATGCCATGTTTTTGCTTGGCTGTCCTCTAGCAAGTTGCCAGACGTTTCGCTAGCGGTTTCGATGCCGTTTTGCTCTTCGTTTGCTTGGCAATCGTCTAGCAATTTGCTAGACGATTGCTTGGCCTTTTGGTTGGCGGCCTTACGCCGTCCGCCCTTGCTTCCGGCCTTGCGGCGGGCCTCGCGCTGCTCCTCGGTCAGCACTCGGGGCTCCCTGCACACGCCTTCCGCATAAATCGGACGCCAGCCGCCGTCATGCTCCTCCATGAGCCCCATGTCGATGAGCTGCTGGAGTTGCCGCATGGTGCCGCCGGCGTCCTTGAGGTCGAGCTTGTCGAAGTGGCCTGGATACGCGGCCGGGTCCTTGGCCTGCATCGAGACGCCCTTGGAGTGGATGACGCACAGCTTGACCCACAGGCCCACGGTGGCGAGAGGCAGGCGGCGGATGCGCCTGTCGTCGGCCATCTGGTCGTCGATGATGAACCACATCTCTTCTTCTCCTTCCGGCGGTTCAGTCGATCTCGCCGGTGTCAGGATCGACGGTCGCCTCCACGTCTCCGTCGTCCATGTCGAGGCTGCGGCGCAGGTCGTCGATGAGGATCATCTGCCGTGACGTGGCTGGCTTCGCGCACATGTTCTCCATGGCCAGGCCGGCGTCGAGGATGCGCTGAGCGAGGTCTGCGCAGTCATACACGGCTTCGGTGATGGCATGGATGCCACCCCACTTCTCCACATGCTCCTGCTTGGTGTTGGTGTCCATGACGCTCCGGCAGGCCTTGAGCACGACGGCCGCGGCCTTGGTGACCTGCTGCGTCTTGCCGATGAGGTCGATGAGCGTGTCTGGCGTGGCTTCCTGCGGGATGAGCGCCTGTTGTTCGCTGGCTTTCATTGCTGCTCCTTGTTTTTAAAATTCCGGTTCGTCCGCTGCCTTGCCGAAGTCTCCGAATGATGACTGGTCGTTTGTAGGCGCGCCCCACGGATCATCGGCCGGAGGCTGGGCGGGTGTCTGCGCCGGCTGCTGCGGCCTTTGGCTCCAGCCGCCTGCGCCGGTGTTGACGGTCGGCGTTTGCGCGGCGGGATTGCCGTAGACGGGGCCGCCCTGGTGGCTGATGCGGGCGACCTGCGCCGTCGCGTACCGCAGCGATGGCCCGATTTCGTCGACCTGCAGCTCCACGACGGTCCGATTGGTGCCGTCCTGCGCCTGATACGAGTGCTGCTTGAGCCTTCCCTGGGCGATGACGCGCATGCCTTTGGTCAAGGACTGGACGCAATGTTGGGCGAGGTCGTTCCATGCCGAACAGCGGAGGAAGAGCGCCGACCCATCCTCGTACTGGTTGGTCTGCCTGTTGTACTGGCGTGGCGTGTTTGCGATGGTGAAGCTGGCGACCTGCGCGCCCTGGCCGGTGGTCCTCAGTTCCGGATCCGCGGTGAGGTTGCCGACGATGGTGATGACGGTCTCTCCGATGGCCATGTCAGGCTCCTCTCACGTATCCGGCCGGTTCCGGGCCGAGCTGGCTGGGGTCCTTGGCCTTCCACGCGCATTTCGCGCGGAGGCATCCGGCCTCGCGGTCGATGACGATGTCTCCGAAACGTGCCGGAGCGACCAGCGTGAGATTCCAGCTGCGGTCATGGTTGAGCGCGGTGACGGTCTCATACAATTCACTGATAAGTTCGGCCGCCGTCATGCCGATGCCGGTCGGCGTGAGCGGCCATTCGAACCACCGCTCGCCTTCCGGCCTGGCTGTCTTGCTTGGCATCGTGTGCCTCCTTTGGGATTGGATTGGATGTCGTGCCGGAGCGCGGAATCGAACCGCGCATCCATCCGCCGGCGTTATCGGAGCGCCGATCTATAGCGCCCGCATCCTGTCGCGGGCTCCGGCGGGGCGGACGGGAGGAGAAGAAGAAGATGACCCGTCCGGCCGGTTTTAGCGTCTTTTCCTTGACGGTTGGATGGCTCCCGCATGGACGCGCATGACGAACCACGTCCATGCCGCAATGTGTGCGGAGTCATCCAAGTCCTTCACTTCTGCTCCAGCCATCGCATGACGCGGGGATCCGAGCACAGGCGGTGCATGATGACGGCCGCCGGGATGAGCACCGCGAACGGCGCGGCGATGAGATGTTCGATGGGGTGCGTGCAGGCCGGCGTGCAGTACAGCACCCACATGGCCAGTAGCCACACCGCGAACAGCAGCTGGTGCAGGATGACGTGGGCAAGAACCTTCATCGTTCGCCTCCGTCCGTAGAATCGATGGAATGGACATCAATGCGATCACCGGCGTCGTTGGCACCATCACGGGATTGGTTGGCGGTGTCGCCGGATGTGTCGCCTTGTTCCAGGCGCGCCATGGCAACAAGCTCTCGGAGCAGGCGAACGGCTCGGCTGAGGAAGCCAACCGGATCGCTGTCGAATCGAAGCGTGCCGCCGAGCAGGCCAACCGCCTTGCAGGAAAGGCGAACGAGATAGCTGCAGACGCGAACTCGATCAGCCAGCGGGCGTTGTCCGTCACCGCCGACCAGACGGTCCACAAGTGGCGGGTCGAATACGATGGAGAAACCTCGACCGTCTTCCTTGTCAACGATTGCCCCGACATGGCACGAGACGTGTCCGTGTTCGTCCGTTGCAAAGACCAGACCGTTGCGCAACGGCACGTCGACGAGGTTGCGCCGTTCGGAGAGGTCGCGCTCGAAAGCGAGTTCTTCTCCAAGCAGATATTCGAAGACCAGGCCGGTATCGACCGTCTGAACTCCCAACCCGGCTTCGCGTTCATCGGATGTGGATCCTGTCGTGTGACGGTCCACGTCGCTTACACTACGGAGCTCGGCGCCAGTCGCAACGACGAAGTCGAGCAGTGCCTGACCAACAGCCAGAGGCATTGATTCCATCACAGCTCCTTGTTGATGGTGTCGATGACGATGTCCACGAGGTCGGCCACGTCGAGGTCGACGTATCCGACGATGTGACCGAGCGAACGCCTTGCTTCGATGTCGCTCCACCCGTCGGCATAGGCCGGACGGATGGCGTCGCCCTCGTTCTCGAATCCCCTGAATATCGCTTCGACGCAGGCTTTGCGGATGTCGTTCATTTGTTCTCCTTTTCTTCCCATGGGTCAGGCCACGGGGTATCGGTACGCCAGTTGTTGTCGGTCATCACGCACCCACCTCTTCCTCGTATTCGGCCGTGCACTGGTACAGGTGTTGCGCGAAATAGGCGATCATCTGCTCCTTCGGGTACATGACGATTCGTCCCACCTTCACGAACTTCGGGCCGATGCCCGCACTACGCCAGTACGCCAGGGTGCCTTCCTTGATGCCGCAGTTGTCCGCGATGTCCTTCGTTGTGTTCATCGGCTTCAACGCCGCCGCCAATGCGGCGAACACCTCTTTGTCATCCATCACGCACCCGCTTCCAACGACGGCTGGAGGCAGTACCGGCGGATGAAGTACGTCTGGCCCTTGGCGACGAACCAAGGTTCCCCCGCCTCATCGGTCAGGGTACGCAACGAGGCGCCGTTGAAGTTGTAGGATTGAATCTCACTGGTCATTTTGTTTCCTTTCGAAGTGAGGGGCGATGAACGCCGCAAAGTTTGTGAAGAATTTCCTGCTCACAGCCAACGAAGAGCAGAACGTGACGTTCTCCATCGCAGACGTGTCTGGCGCCATGTCTGTCGTGGAACAGACGATTCGCGTCATGGCTGAAGCCGGCAACGAGGACGCGCAACTGGCCTCGACCTGCCTTGAATCAATCTGGCTTGATATCTGGGCCGCGTACGAGCGTGGCGGGAAAAGCCGCGAAATGCACAGGTCGAACGTTTCCCTGAGCATTCAGGACCGGATGGCGCTGCGCACGGCGGAACGACTGCTGGACCAGGGACCCGAACAGTATCCACGTCAACGCCGCGACGATATCCGTTCGATGATCGACGAGCTGCCATCGTTGCTGAACGACATCACACTCCCGCAAGGGCTCAAGGAATACATCGCCCGCCTTGCACGCGAAGTTCGAATAGCGTTGGACGAGTACGACCTGACCGGCGATTTCAAGCTCGATATCGCGTTCGCTAGATTGCAGACCTCGCTCAATGTCGCAGCCACCGTTTCCAAAGACGCCGAATCACAAGGGAAGCTGGTCGGTTTCCTGAAGACGAAGGTCTGCCCGTGTCTCGCCGCCGGAGCCCTCGCCCTTGGAGCCGTTGCAGACGGCGCGACTGTTTTGGACTATCTTGGAGTCCACTCCCAGATTGCTTCATCCCAGCAAGCTTCGAATACGTCTCACGAACAATCTGCGAACGATACGTCTCAAGAGCAGTGAGGGTCAGCCGTCCGTCAGCCGCCTGCGTCTTCAGGTCGTCCATGACACCATAGAAGACATCAAGTGCGGCTTCGAATGAGTCACCGTCATACTTGGACAAATCAACAACCATTTGATTCTCCCTTCGATTCATGCGTCGGCGAGCGCCGGTTGCTTATGGTTTGATTTGGTTGATGTCGTCGATTGCGGTTCTTTTTCTTCTGAATTTGCTGCAATGAAGATGTCAAGACCGTCTTGCCATTTCAATGCCGGAGCAATCTTGTCGAGAACGCGAATCGGCCATTCCCGTTGATTGCGCATGTATCGATTCATGACGACCCGATTGATTCCAACTGCGTCGGCGACGCCGGATTGAGTGATTCCAAGTCGAGCCATCCTGACTTTTATTGCCTGTGTCACGTATTCATTGCTTGTCACATCACCTCCATTCCCCGAATATTCGGGACTTTATTCGACGTTTACCGGATATTCGGTGAACATGCTTTCAATGTACTCCCGAGTATTCGGTATGGCAAATTCGACACGCCGAACGGCGTAAAGATGTAACTTCCCGAAAATTCGAATACAGTCATCGCTATGGACAGCAGTACAACACGCACCGATCTGGTGATTTGCAAATATATCAGCCAAGCAATGGAAGCCAATGGCATTACCCAGGCCGACCTCTCCAAGGCCCTTGAAGGACGATCAAAAGGCTATATCAGCGACCGAGTACTCGGTAAAAGAAGTTGGGCAATCAGCGAGTTAGACAGACTCGCTCCACTCTTTGGGCTTCCGGACGCTCTTTCACTGGTTGCGGCAGCCTGTGGATCAATCTCCAGCGAAGCCGCCCGCGCCTACGAAGCCCGCGAGCGCGAGTCTCAGATCACCGATGATCTCATCGACCGTATCGCCGCGCACCCCGAAGACTATGACATGGCCGCAAACAGGGATCCGAACGCACGCCTCGAAGCCGAGACGCCTGACGATTGATGGATTGAAAGGAACACGAATGACCGAATACAACCTGTATTGTGACGAGAGCTGTCATCTGGAACATGACGACAGCGATGTCATGGTCCTTGGAGCCCTCATCATCCCCAAGGATAAAAAGCAGGAGATCACGGAAAACATCCTCCAGATCAAGGCACGTTACGGCGTCAAGGCACGTACGGAAGTGAAGTGGACGAAGGCCAGCATGCCGAAAATCGACCTGTACAAGGATTTGCTGAACTGCTTCTTCCTGGATGACGACATGAGGTTCCGTGTTCTGGTGGCCAAGAAGACGCGCCTGAATCATGAGGCATGGTCACAGTCGCACAACGATTGGTACTACAAGATGTATTTCACCATGCTGAACAGGCTGTTCGATTCCACGAACACCTACAACGTGTACGTGGACATCAAGGACACGCACTCCGCGCAACGTACCGAGAAACTGGAGGAAGTGCTAGCAAACAGCCACTACGACTTCAACCACGAATGCATCAAGAAAGTGCAACCAATCCGTTCAGACGAAGTGCAAATGATGCAAATCACCGACGTGATCAACGGAGCCGTATGCAGGGCGAACCGGACGACCATCCCCCAACCATCAGGCGCGAAAGCTGAAATCATCGACTACATACGCATGAGATCAAAGCTCCGACTCACCCAGTCAACGACCTTGGGCACGCGCAAGTTCAACATCTTCGTCTGGGAAGGACGGAACGCATGACACCGCATTGGACACCGGAGCTCGTAACCAAATCCCCGATAGAAGACTTTGCCGTATATGAGGATAGGATTTATGCAATCTTCAGACATGACTTCATAGATTCACATCCATCATTCGACGGCCTCAGAGTTTCCGTACGCCGCCAGAAAGAGGAGACCGACGGAAAATGGGCTGGGTTTTTCCACATCACCAGCGTCGAAGACTACACAACCGGCGAGAGGAATGTCGATCTGCGTAGATGTGAGCGGATCAGGTTTCCACGGAAGACGATTGACAACGCAAAGGATTGTCCGCAATGCCATTATGAGGTATGTGATGCGCCATTAATCTGGAGGAAGCACAAGCATGGCCGCGATAGGTTATATATCCTCATTGAACCAGAACGGTATCTAGTCGTGCTGGAACCACATAAGGACAGAGGCTACTGCATGTTGGTCACCGCCTACTACGTCGACCATGATCATAGCTTCAACAAACTTCTGAAAGAATATGATCAGTCAAGTTTGAACGGGAATTGCGTTCAATAAAAAGCAAGGGCCGCCGCAGCGACCCTGGAGACTCCTTCTACAACTTGGTAGATGAGCTGATTCAAATATCACATACGACACTCCAACTGTCAAACAGAACTTGACAAACAGCAAAAAAGTACTTCTCGAAAAACAATACTTTCGGAAGAGAGGAATGTGGATAACAAGACCGTTGCGGACCTTCATCGGAGCGCGGAATCCATGGGACTGTCAATCGTATCGCGCGACCTCCCACGCGACATATGCGGCCTGTACGACGACCGGCACAGGCTCATCCTGCTGGCCGACTGGCTCAACCAACGCCAACGCCGCTGCACGTTGTGCCACGAGCTCATACACGCCAGACACCATGACCCAGGATGCGGTACACGATACGGAATAAAATGCGAGCGCCGTTGCCGCAGGGAGACCGCGCTGGCGTTGATCTCACCGGTGGATTACGGCATGGCCGAGGAAGTGTACGAAGGTAACACGTGGATGATGGCCGTGGAATTGGGCGTGACCGTACAGGTATTGTCCGACTACCGGCAGCTGCTCTACGATTCCGGCGTGTGCGTGCAATAAAAGAAGCTCAGCGTCCACATACCGCGACGGGAAACAAAAAGGGTTCCGCCCGAACACAGTCGGACGGAACCCAAGGAACCAACAATCAGCATTTCCGTTTTCACCAAAATGAGGTTCCACGCACAGTGTAGCGCGGATCCTCGGAAAGAGACAACCATGGCCAGAGCGTTCGTAGACGACAGATGGCTCAAAAACGACGAGGACGGCAACCCGCCCAGCAGGGCCGCGAAACAGTCGCTGGCCAATGCGAAGGATCCGATGAAAGCCAATGTGCCCGACAAATGGCGGTCCGCGCTGTACGGCCAAGGCTCACGGTGGAGATGCCGCTGGTACACGCTTCGAGACGGCAAACGCGTCCAGAAATCACGGAACTTCGCCAAGCTCCGTGACGCTGAGGAATACGCAGCGGCCATCGAGGACGACATCAGACGCGGCAAATACCGCGACCCGCAGCAGGAACTACGCATCTTCCGGGACGTTGCCTCTGAATGGACGGACGGCAAGATGGATATCAAACAGGGCACTTTGGGCAGATACCGCCGCGAATTGCGCGTTTATATCAACCCCAAGTGGGGCGATCGCACACTGAGGGAAATCCAACGCGACGAACTGCAACAGTGGGTCACGCAGCTCACCGAAGGCGGGTATCCCGCCGAACTGCAGGACGATCGCGAATCGAAGCCATTGAGTCCACGCAGCATCCGCAACATCGTCAAGGTCGTCATGGGCGGTGTCATGGAATTCGCTTTGGAGCACGGCTGGATCGGAGAGAACCCCATTGAAAAGGTCACCGTGCCGCGCATCACGCAATCCGATGACGACATGGTGTTCCTTACCGTCGAGGAGGTGGAGTTGCTGGCCGGCATGGCCGAACGGGCAGGACGGCCGGTAGACGGGCTGATCGTCCGCTGGCAGGCATACACCGGTGCCCGCATTGGCGAGACGCTGGCACTCAAATGCGGCGACGTGGATGTGGAATCACGCAGGGCGCGCATCCGCCGCACTTGGACCGACGACGGCAAAGGCAGGCTTGTGCTGGGCACGCCGAAGAACGGCAAACCGCGCAGCATCGCCATACCCAGATTCCTCATACCGTCCATCGAACGGCAGATGGAGGGCATGGGCGACGACGACTGGCTGTTCCGCGCGGCAAGAGGCGGGAACCTGTGGACGAACACGTGGCGGACGCGTGTCTGGCGAAAGGCCGTCCGACTGGCCGGCATGGAGGACGAGGGCGTGACCATCCATAGTTTGAGGCATAGCTATGCGAGCTTTGCGATTGCTCAAGGCGCAGATGTGAAGACCCTACAGATGCAGCTCGGCCACTCCTCACCCAGCATCACGCTGAACACATACACGGCTCTCTGGCCGGAACGATTGGACGATGTGGCGGACGCGATTGGCGAGCTGCGCGCTGAACAGTTGAAGACCGTCTAGACGCGGAGGTTGCGCGGTCATCGTGTCGAATCGTGTCGATAGCCTACGGCCAAGAAAAAATAAAGCCTTGGAAACGTAATGTTTCCAAGGCTTCCGGTCGGGCTGACAGGATTTGAACCTGCGACATTCTGTTATATCTGGTGGTTTTTAGGTTTGGTTTGACAGAATGTTTGGAGATTGAGAAACGTTGGTATTTCAACGCTTTTGCCATCCTGTAAATTGTGACTGGTTATGACTGTATGGAACGCAACGTGACGGTCTTTGTATGCGGTTTGTATGCGGAATAAAGAAAAAGCCCCTCCCCCAGCAATGCTGAGAGAGGGGCGCGTGTTACATGAGGGTACGAATCACTCACGGTTAAGTGTTGGGCCTGAAACAGGTGCAACACTTATTTTTCGTTGGAACTGTCCGGCTTGGCTGCCGTGAGCTGGCTCACGCCGATTAGAGCGCCGACGAACAAACCGATCGCGTTGATGGTCGTAACGAGTTCGCCGCAGTGTGGCAGTCCCCATTGCGGGCCGACCGCTCCGACGAGCCATGCGACGGCCGGCAAAGCGATCAACGCGAACCACTTGAGTATGTCGTATACCCTGCCCGGCAGCAGGTAATCGGATTGCGGGCTATTGGATTCATCCATTTTTCACCTCCTTAAACATTGCGGCAACCGTCTCCACAACGCTTAAAGTCGTGGAAACGGGAGTTTCAGCGCAGGTACTGTCCGGGATAGATAACGTATGGGCTGCGGATGCCATTGCGTGCGGCAGCCGACTGCCAGCCGGAGCCGTAGATGCTCCACAGGCTTTCGCCGGAACGGACCACATGGCCTCCGACCACGCTCGAAGCGGTGGACGCGGACGTGCCGCCATAGGTGACGATCTGTCCCGGATAAATCCTGTTGATGTCACCGCTCGGTACACGCCAGGCGGACACCGGCTGGAGTCCGGTCCTCGCGGCGATCGCACTCATGGTGTCGCCGGAACGGACCACGACGCTACGCGAACCTGTGGCGGCCGTTCCGCCGGAACCTCCGCCGAGGCGGCTGTTGACGATCTGCATGACCGCCGCGTAATTGCCACCCAACGCCTGCCTGCGGGCCGGATCGTTGCCGAAGTCGCCGCGGATGGTGCGCGCGGCCAAGGCGTTCAGGTCGACCGTCGGAGCGGTCGTGGGCTGAGGTTTCGGCTTGACGTTCGGCAGATCCGCCGCGCCCTTGTCGTCGGGGTTCGCGTACTTGCGCCATGCCGCGCGGTCGCCACGGAACTTGTTCAGGTCGAGGCGTCCAGACCAGCCGCTGAGACTGCCGTTGGACGTGTACTGGCGCATGACCTCGCCGCGGGCGCCGATATTCCACGGCGCGGTCTGGTAACCGGTGACCATGTTCGTGGCGTACTGGGCGATCCAGATGCCGCAGTTTAGTTCGGTCTCCATGCCGGCGACCTGCCAGTAGCCGGAGTCCATCGTGTAGATGATGGGGTTCACGCCGGTCAGTCGCTTGACCTCGCGCGCCCACCTGCGTGGCCACTGCTTGTCGCCCCAGGCGGCGTTGTCCTGCGCCTCCCAGTCGAGGATCAGTACGCTTTTGCGAATATATCCTCGCACGTTGTCGACGAAGAACCGGGCTTCGGTCTCGGGGTTGCCGCCGCGCGCGTAATGGTAGACGCCGGTCTCCTTGCCGCTGTTGACTGCGCCGGCGAGCTGACGGTTCGCGTCGGTGTTGACGCCGTTGGACAGGCAACCACCGTATACGCCGCCGGACCCCCATGTGGTGCCGACGATGACGAAATCTGCCGGCACGGTCGCGGTGTCGATGCCGCACTGCCAGTTCGAGATGTCGTATCCGTTCATGTCGGCCATCGCGGCCGGCGCGACCGCCATGGATATGGCGACCGCGAGCGCGGTCAGTAGCTTGCGCCATTGTCGGCGTGGATTCATGCGCTTGTGTTTCGGCTTGCCTTTGTTGAGGATGTCCAAATTCCTCTCCTTCCTGCCCCTCACAGGGCAATAAAAAAGCCACCCCGTGGGGATGGCCTTGGTTTTGAAAAAATCGATGTCAGCGCATGTGCGCGCCGTGATTGAACATGAGGATGAGCGCAAGCAATACCAGATACGCTACGATTGCGATCATGAGACGTGTCATTGCCGGTCCTCCAAATATTTTTCGGCTGCGTTGACTATCCAGCATTGCGCGTCGAGTTTTTCGAGCTTGGCGAGCTCGTATCGGACGGCTTCGCTGTGGTCGTGCGCTTGGTCGCCGTAGATCAGGCTGATGATCGTGTTTTTGATCGTGTCTCGGCATAGCTCGTCCATGCGATCGTCGAATTTCTCGGTACGCTCGCCGAGCTGCCGCGTCTTGGCGAAATGCTGGGAAAGTGGACTGTCGTAGGGCAAGCGCTCAGGCCGCACGTGCGAGTACAGGCCAGTCGCCAGCGCATCCAAAGCGCCCGGCCAGACTTTCAGGCCGAGCGTGATGAGCGCGCACGCGCCACCCACACCCCCGAAACCCGCTAGAAAATTTTGCAGCACATTACATCTCCTTCAGAAAAGCCCCGCACGCGGCGGGGCTGTGATTTGTCTAATACGGATGGTCAGAGGCGGCGAACACGAGCGGCAATCCGAGGTTATTGAGCATGGTCACGAGCGAGGCATCCTCGTAGCCGCACAGGCGGACAAGCACGGTAACACCGGGGTAAAGGGCCACCGTATCGTTGCTAGTGATGCCGATCAGGGTGCTGCCGTCCGCCCTCTCCCACACGGTTTTCGCCAGCCCGTCCTGCAGCGGCGGGTACAGCCAGCCGACACTATCGCCGGTGACGGTTATCTCACACCCCTCGGCTGTGAGCCTCGCGCTGGCCGTCATGCCATCCGGCACCCACGGCACCACCGGATCACGGTCCTTCAACGTCGGTGGATCGTAGAGATTGCGAATCCTCACGCGGCCACCCCCAATCCGTTTAGTAGGGTGCGGTGTCGGCTGCGAAGACGAGCGCTCCCGTCTCCCGCAGTATCGGCCACTCGTCCAGATCGACGGCGCACAACCCGAGCACCGTGGTCTCCACCTCCGCATAAACCGCCATGCCGAGGTAATTCCGCACCGATTCCGGCGTGGTGTCCATGGCGAGCGTCCCATCCTCCCGGAGCAGTATGGTCGCGAGCTCCGGATGAATGGAGTCCAGTGAGCTGGGCGGGTTGAGCTCCAGCATCATGCAATCCGCTTGTCTCACCGGGATGAACGCCGAGCTCTTTGGCATGACGTATTTCCAATGCGAGCCGTCCCGCGCGACGGTGACAGCTCCTGGAATGGAGCTCCACGTTCTGAGCCGGTTTGCGCAGTGCGGGTCCGGCCATTGATTCACGATTCTCACAGCCGACCACCGGCCTTGAGGTCAGTATGCTGCCGTGTCCTTGGTGAAGGAGGCCGGGAGCCCCCCCCCCCGCGGCAATGGCGTAAGTATCGGCGCGTTCCACGATGACATTGCTGATTGTCACACCGGGCTGGAATGCCCGAATGCGAACGCGGTCTGGCTTTTTGAGTGTGAAAGTCGTTTTGACGTGACCAATCTTGTCGGAAGAGAAAAGGGGGTTCCAGCCAGAATCGAACAACATTACATTAATGCCGGTTTGAGTCCCACTGTTTTGAATGTCAGCCGCGAAAACATAAGTGCCAGCCTCAACATTGTCGATTGCGACATCATAATCGCCGTGCGTGATGTCGCCTGTCCCATCATTGACCAATGGTGTCGATGGTGACGGATACCGGTTAATCCTCTTCATGATTCCCCAATTCCTTTCCCGTCAAAAGCTTCCAACCATCCCATTCCCTGCGCCACACCTCTCGGATACGGTCGATGAGGAAGCACATCACGTTCGCATCGTCGCCGACTGCGCCGGTGTAGTATTTCAGCCCGTTATGCAGTTTTTCGGTGCGGCACCACAGGCTGCCGACCGGAACCGTATCGGGCCGGTCGGGCTGCACGAGAATCTGCTTCACGCCAAGCGCCGTCCCACCATCAGCGACAGTCACGTGGCAGGCGTTGAACGCGTCCTTTTTGAGGACGGCGAGGAAATTCGAAGCGTCGCTCACAAAGCTCACCGTGCCGGCATTGATGCCCGCCACGGTGGAATCCGCCGTGGAAAGCGTCAAAGCGGCATCCTCGATGTGACCGTCCGCGAAGACCTTCTGAGCGGCCACCTTAAGCTCCGGGTGGTCACTGTAGAGCGCCTGGGAGGTGAAGTCCACCGGTTTGAGCCACACGTCCACGAGTGTTTCGGCGGCTGGCGGCCACACCTGCACGCCGTTATAGAGAGCATTAAAGAAGACCGGCTGGCCGTCCACGTCGATGACGGGTTCGCCCACTCTCGCGCCGTTCAATAGCACGCCCATTGTCAGGCCTCCTGCGAACCGTCGTCTGCGGCATCCGTGGTGTCGGGCGTGGATTCGGCCGTGGTCTCAGCCTTGTCCTCGACGGTCGCATCCGAAGCCTTGTCCTTCACGCTCTTCACAGCCTCGTCAATCGCCGTCAGAGCCTCATTCGCATGGGATTCCACGACCGTTTTTGATTCGGTGATGCTGTCGGCCACCGCCGTCACCTGCGCGCTGGCGGCCTGCGTAGCGTCGGACGCGGCCTGAGCGGCATTCGCGGCCTGAGCGGCAACGGCACTCTGAGCCTCCACCACGGCACGAGCACCTGTCAGATCCTCCAAAATCTGGGAAGCCACCGTCTTAGCCTGACCCTCCGGATAAAACACCATCTGACCCGGATTCGCCGCCGACATGGACTGCGCCTCTTGCAAGCTGGACGCCAGCAGGTAGGTCAAGGCCGCACCAGTGTTAAGCGCCGGAGCCAAAGTACCCGAATCCACATCGACCAGATCCGCGAACTCCACGGCCGTCGCACTGTCAGGCACGTTCACGTAGCGTCGGAACTTCCACAAGTCCGTGTCCAGTCCGACGGTGACCTCGTAGCAGAAGGTGTTATCGGTCGGCGGAACCGTCACGGTCGCCTTGCCTTTCGCGTCGAGTGCGACTTCGAAGCCTTCCCGCACGACGATGCGTGAGTCGTTGCGGAAGCGTTCGGTTGGAATCACGCGCACGGTGGCGTTGGACAGGTCGACGATGCCGCCTGCACTGGGTTTGCCGAAGTCGAAATTGATCTTGGTCATCCGTGTCCTCCTTTAGAACAGTGGTTTGAAAAACGGGTGGAAAACCCACAGGTCGGAACGTTTCGCCGGAACAATGCCGACTGTGGGTTTTCACAAGGTGAAAGGTAAGAAGAATGCTGTTGGGAACGTTCGTGGATGATGTCTGGTGGCCGTCCTGCGCGAGGCTCCGTGAATGCACAAGAGTGGGCTACGAATCGGCCTACCGCTGTCATATCCAGTCGAAGTGGGGTGGTGTCGATATGGAGTCGATCACTGCATCAGATATCGAGGAATGGCTAGGCTCGTTCAAGCGGGCTGGCGCCGCACGGAAGGCTTGGGCCGTTCTGCGGGCGATACTGAGGCTCGCCTACCGGCGTGGCGTCACGGACAACGACGTGACCAGAAGGGAGATCCGTTTGCCGCATCTCCGCCGTTACGAGCCGCGGGTATTGGACGCACGCCAGGTGCGCCGCCTGTTGAAAGGCTTCTATGGCCACGCGTTGGAGGCGTGGCTGCTGGTCTCCGTGTGCGCCGGATTGCGCCGCTGCGAGTCGGTCGGCTTGGAATGGGCTGACTTGGATTTGCGTCGCGGCACCGTCACCGTGAAAAGGTCGGTGCAGTGGGTGGCGGGCCATGAGACCGTCACCGAACCGAAGACCGATCTGAGCCGACGTACCGTCGCATTGCCACGGTTCGCGGTCAAACGATTGGCGGAACTACGCCACGGCACGAAGACCGGCCGACTGGTCGGCAACCTGAACGCGAACCAAGTGGCAAACCACTACCGCAGCTGGTGCAGGCGCATGAAACTGCCCTGCGTGCCTCCACGCAACCTGCGCCACACGTTCGGCACGTTGGCGATCAAAGCCGGAACCGACATCAGTGTGGTCGCACGCCAGCTCGGACACTCCGACATCCAAACCACCGCCAGATATTATTTGAAGCCTGATCTGAGCGTCCTCAAGGACATGCAGAAAGCATGGCAGAAACTCATATTGACCTGCTGATAGCATTCCGTAACCCAGCCATGGAAGCCGCCGTATACGAACAGCAGACTCACTCTATGTCGCGTCGGACGCATCGTCACGATCAACGGCAACGCAAAGTTCGACGGCAGTGGACAGCAGAACTACTCGACGGCGAATGAGACCATCCCAGAAGCGTTCCGTCCGCTCGCCAACCAGAGCATCATCGCGTTTCCGTCCTGCGATTTCAGCCTGCTTGTCATGCGTGACGGGACGGTGCAGATGCTTGGCGACCCGAAATCCGCCTACTCCACGGCGCACGGCTGTTGGATGACGGAATAGTTTTCCGTAACCCTTGAACGGCAAATCTGGCATGGGCCTTACGGAATGACGGTACATCTCGCCAAGGTCGGCATGATGGCGTTCGCTTTTGGCAACACGTCCTTCACATCCAACATCAATGCCAACGGCCAGACCGTGAATGAGACGATGGACGCCGGTTTTCTGCCGGAGAATGAAGGCGCGATACTGCTGGAAGGTGTGAACGGGCAGCATGGAGCCTTGTCCTTCGACTCTGACGGCAAGGTCACGATCAGCGGCAGCATGAACAGCGGATACTATTTCCGCGTCTGCGGCTGCTGGCCTGTGAAATAGCTTTCCGTAACCCTCCCATTTGGCAACGGCAACGGCAACAGTAATGGCGGAATATACCCAATCGGTAAGGTATCTAGCCCAAATGCGATCAAGTCCTTGAATGGCAGAGCCACACTGTCGTCCGGAACGACAGTGGCGATTCCATTCATCCACCCGTCATACCTGCAACGTTCGGTCCAAGTATCGATTGCACCTGATGGAACAGTCAATCTGCTCGTTGGTCCTGAAATTACTGTCACAGGTGGAATCGTGGAAATCCATTTTTAATAGCATTCCGTAACCCTCACGAAATCAAACGTCAACTGGGACGTGAATTATCGCACCGCGTTTGTCGGCGGGATGTTGATCGTCGCGTTTCATGCCATCCGGCTCAACACGGACTGGAATGCCGCGAGGGAATGGGAGTCGTCCAAGCTTTTCACGCTTCCGGCTGGATTGGAGGCCGCGTTCGAGGTGCATTGCGCCGCGGTGTCCAATTCGAGCGTGGGGCTTCATGGCATCGAGGTGCAGGCCGCTGGCAACGAGATCGTCCTTCGCTCGTCCGCGAAGATGACGATCGGCAAAGGCGGTTGGGTCGAGGGCTGCATCACGGTGCCGCTCTGATCGGCGATTAGACGACCGGATAGCAGAGCGAGCCGACGCAACCCTGATTGCTACCCGCGGCTCCCATGTTCGCGCATCTGATGGTGCCGTTCGGATTGACGACGAGCATTCTCGCCGTCTGCCCGTTCGATACGCACACCATCGCATTGACTTCGACCGGAGGGCGCAATTCGGCGGGCAGCACGTATTCGCATTGCACTGAATCCCAACTGCCATTACCGATATTGCCGGAATATCTGACGAGCATCATCATGCCGGTGCGGATGACAGTGAAGCCCTTCGCGTTATACAGGGTTACGGAAAACTACTGCTTCGCGTCGAAGACGTGGACAGTCACGGCGATGCGATAGCTCAGCGACGTGCCGCTGGCGTTCCATGCGACAAGCTGAAATCCTTTTGCCGAATGACTGTTCGTAATCATCGAGATGTTGTTGAACGACGGCACTTTGTTTTTAACGTCGTTCATCAACTGCAATTCGACGGAGTATGAATCCCAGTTTGCCGCTTCGATCGGCAGCTTGATGTCTATTGACGTGTTCGTATTCGGTTTGAAAACCATGCTTGCGACGGAGTAGGCGTCATAGCCTCTAGGGCGCGCGACTACGACCCATTCACCCGACTGGGTTACGGAATCCCACAAAGCATACCGTTTATTGAACAACCGCACTGGCGTTCCGGCAGTGATGCCGGTCAGCGGGATGCGCCAGAGGGGCATGTACGCGTCCGCGGCCCCGTTAAGAATTTTCGCGGATGGTATCGTCGGATCAACGGCCGCAGCATCGCTAGGAACGCCCTTGAACGCCACCAGTTCCACTTTTTCCACACCAGTTGACGTCTCGCGGTGATAATGCGCGCATATGATGTCATTGCGGTTCTTGCCGCTCGACCCGGACTGTATCGTGACGGTCTCAGGATTGGTGATATGCCAATCCAATCCCTGGATCGACGCGCACCCTGTGCCGATGACGGCCTTGTTCGCCGACTGCATGGTGCACGACATCGCGTCGCCCCATTCGAACACCATGTCGCCGGCGCCGAATTTAGCCTGGTGGATTATCGCTTTGTCCTCGCTGCTGATATGCGCGGTTCCGGCTTTGCCATCCACAAGTTCAATCGTCATGACTGTCCCTCCCTTTCGGCGTCCTTCACCCATTTCTCGAACTCCACGTCCGCTGTGGCGGCGAAAGACTGGAACGCCTTATAGCAGTCCCCGCAAAGCGTGTATGTGCTCGGCGGTTGGGCCGAAGCCGCCGAGGCGGATGTCAGATGGTTGACGTCGTACCATGATTGAGCGTCGGCGTTTCCTGATTGCAGAAACGCCATTCTGCCGCACCTGTCGCACGTCAGTTTCGAATAACCGGTCTGCCTTCCCATACGGAAAGCCTCCTTCTAACTTGTTCTTTGATACGCGAATGGGCCGGTCGACGGCAGTTCCACCCAGGTTCCACCGAAAGTCCCGGCAAGGTCGATGGCCGTTCCGGACATGTAGATGCTTCCGACCGGCCATGCGGTAAGGAATATCTCCTCGTCGGTCATGCCCGCGCTGTTGCCGGGAGGTCCCTTCGGGCCCTGTGGGCCAGGGTCTCCCTTCTCGCCTTTGTCTCCTTTGCTGCCGGTCAGTGTCGTGTTGCTCACGCATTTGATCGTGACGTCCGCCACGTCGACCTTAGAGACCGTGAAATACGTCAGGGTCTTCCCACCTCCGGTCAGTGCGAAGAATCTCTCACCGACCGTCGGAATCCTGTTGAGGCATAGCGTGTCCGCCGAGAACACCGATGTCGCGTCCAGATCCCATGAGCCGGAATAGGTCCGGCCGGCGGTCAATGCGGGCAGTCCCGTCTCTCCACGCAGTCCCCGCTCGCCTGTCTCGCCACGTGGAATGCTTAGATTGAGGGTCTTGTCGCTGCCGGCGCCCGTCAATGTGGCCAACGCTGACGCGCCTGGCTGGAGCGTCGTCACGGATCCGATGGAGAGACCCGATAGGTACGAGCCCTTGACTTGGTATTTGGCGTCCGATTGCGTCCGGAATGATTCAAGGTCTGCATTGGCGACTTCCGCGCTGATGACGTTGCCGGCGATGTCGATTCCCTTGCCCGCCGTGTACGTTCCGCCGGACGTCGCCGGGACAGACGATCCCGATGATCTGCTCCCCGACGACTCGGTATCGTCCGGCTGGCCTACCTCGTATGTGATGTCGAGGATGCCGCCGTTGACCTTCGCGATGCGTTTGGTGACCTTCGCGGTCAGGCTCAGACCGGAGTTCCTGTCAGACACGACCACGCCGTCACCAAGCATGAGCGAGTCGGCATCGTTCGGCAGGGTCACGTCGACCTTGCCGCCCGACTGAAGCTCCTGCAATCGTTTGCGCGTATTGTCGGACAGCGTCTGCATCTCAGCGCACGAATAATCGTAGACCTCTGCCACTTCGTCGACACCGAAAAGCGTCTGCTTCTGCGAGACCTTTCCGTCCTTGTCCGCGTACCATTCGCTCACAAGCCTGTTGGCAAGTTCCTGCTGTCCCAAGCCGATCAGATGGTTCACCGTCCGATGGCATGTCTCCGCGGTGAAATCGACTAGGTCGGAATCCAAGGTGCCGTCGATGGTGCGTACCGGCTGGCCGGACATGACGATGCGGTTGTCCTTGGCGGTGAAGTCCAATCGCATGCCGCAGGATTCCAGCATCGCGCTGATGCCGGTGTAGGCGTCGACGTAGCGTGGATTCTGGAATTTGTATCCGGACAGGGTGGGGTTCTTCGTTCCGGCGCGCACCGTGAACACTTTCTCCAATCCGATTCTTTTGACCAGCGAGGAAAGCACTTCGGACAGGCTGCCGGAAACGACGAGGTAATCCTGTTTCGGATCCGGGGAAAGTATTTTCCCGCACAACAGTCCGGTCCAGCTCGTTCCGAGCCATGAGACGTCCGACGTCGCTCCCGATACGACGCTTCTTCGATCGGTCACTCGCCCTCCGATATCGGTGCCGTCGATCCAGAAATACCATCCGAGTTCGCATTCAGTTCCCGGAATGGACAGTTCGAAATCGTTCTCACCGCTCCCCGCCGCCCAATCTAGGGCCGCGCCGGCGGAGCAGCAGACCGGTTTCATATTCGCGTCGGCTAGGATAACGTCGACCATGGTGGTGTCCCCGAGCTTTCGTACAAGTCGAATTCGATGGTGAATCCCCCGGACCATGTCAGGATGTTCTCACCGGAGGGTATCGGCTCGAAACAGTATGTTCCACATCCCTTCCCGACTCCTCGCGCCCCACTGGAGAAACAGTCCGCCACATCCCCGTTCGCGTCGGTCACCTTGATGCTTTTCTCCAATGGCGTGCCTATGACCGTCATGTACCCGTCGGACGGCACCGTCACGTCGTCGAAGCGGTAGAGGTTCCCACCGACGGTGAACTGCGGGTTCGTGGCCTGTCCGAAGATCCTGCAGACGAATCCGCACGGGGAAACCATGGGATTCGAAATCAGCTGGATCGTTTTGGGACAGGCCAGGTCGGCTGGCAGATCATATGGCATGTCAAGCACGCTTCCCGAATCCGCGGCCATCGGGGCGAACCGCTGCGTCGGCAGACGATGATGCCACAGGCCGTCGCACAACACGATCCTGAACGTGACGACGGCGAGCGCTGGGCTGGGTGTTGGCGTTTGCACGTTGGTTCCGACGATGAATGCTTTTTGCGTCCATTCGTTGTTGATGGTGAGTGTTCCGGGTGAGAGCGCCTCGACGTCCGTGTCGGCCAGTGCTTGGAGTTGGTCGAGGTCGTTGGGGTTGAGTGTTGTGACGGTTATGGTGGTTTCCGTCGCGGTTCTGCTGGATCCTGTGATTCCTCTGGTGCCGAGTGTGTAGTTCCATTGTGTGGATCTGATTTCGGTGAGGTTCGGTGTCCATGTTCGTTCGCAGTAGAGGTCGACGGCGTGTCCGTCGTGGCTGCGGTACGTCAGCGCATGCATTTGCGGACCATCCTTACGAGATCGCGATATGTGACGTTTTCTCCCCCGTCGTGTTCGGAGATGATGTTGCCGAGGTCGGCGTGCAGTCTTGTGATCGCGGCGACGACGCTGGCCGTGTCCACGGTCACTGACACGTTTTGCGTGTTGGTGGGTGTGAGGACTTCGCGTGGGATGGCGCGCCGGTTCAGCGCGTCCATGAAGTCGACGCCGTAATAGCTGGTGGCGAGCGCGTTTTCGACGTATTCGCCGCGTGCGATGCGGCCGTTGTCGAGGTAGACGCTGTCGCTGGTCGCGGTGCCTGGCGCCCATTTCGGGTCGACGTAGCCGTTGAAGGCGTAGCCTCCGTTGGCGTATCGGAATCGGTCGCCGTCGTAGAGGCCGCCGGTGGCTCCTGTCGGAATGTTGCCTTTGGCGTTTTTCGGACGGTATCCGCTGGATGAGTATGTGCCCCCTGATTCGTCGACGTAGCTTCCGTGGATTTGGAAGTATTTGTCGGCGATCTGGTAGTTGCTCAGGTTGGTGAGCACGCTCATGGCGGGTGAGCCGTCTGCGTTGACGATGAATCCTTTGTCGTTGAGTTTCCATCCTTGGGTTTGGAGGAATTTGTTCATCGCGTCGGTGTTGTCGCCTTTGAGGTAGCCGGTTTTGTCGTCGATTTTGGCTCCGTTCGCGATGGCGAGGGCGATCATGTATTGGTCGCTGTCCAGAGTGAGGGTGCCGGTTTTCGGGTCGATTTCCACGTTTGCGGCTTGGGCGATCTTTTTCATCAGGTCGGTGTTGTCTCCGCTGATGGTGACGTGCTTGCCGTCCGGTGTCTCCTTGGCCGCAAGTTTGACCTGTTCGAATTTGGCGACGGCGTCGCCGGTGACTGTGACTTCGATGGTTTTCGAATCCGGCGTGTTCTGCAGGCTGGCGACGAGGTCGTCGACCGCTTTGCGCGTGAGTCCGTAGGCTTGTGCGGCGGCCTCGGCTTCCTCCGGTGTTTTGCCGAGGGATTGCATGAGGCTAGTGAACGCGTCGTGCGCCTTGTCGATGTTCGGGTAGATGTCGTTGAGGCTGTCTCCGTTCTGGGCTTGCGCTTTGGCGCATTTGAGCGCCGCGTCGGCGATGTCGTTCAACGCGCTCTGGTTTTTCCGTCCGGCTTCCGTGTTCAGGTCGAGGGTCTTGGCGTTCTTCCCGATGGTGTCGTTCGCGGATGCGATCTTGTCTGCGAGGTCGATTTGCGCGTCCGACGAGCTGATGGCGAACCCGTAGTAGGTCTTCATCGCGTCGATGACTTCGGAGAGCGCGCCGGCGGTGTCGCTGGCGGCGTCTTTGGTCGCTCCGAACGCTTCAGCGAGGATGTCGTCGGCGCTGGCCGCGTCTTGGGAGCTGGATGCCGACTGGTCGGCGGCGTCGGCTCCTGTCAGGAGCGCTCCGGTCTTGTCGAGGCTTGCCTGCGTGGTCTCCTTGTCGGCTTGTGCGAGGTCGGCTGCTGAGATTTCGGCGTTTTTGTAGTTGCCTTGCAGTTCCGTGAGACTTTGGGAGATGACGTGGTATTCGTTGCCCGTGACCATATTGCCTTGGTCGGCGAGTTTACTGCGGTATGCGTCGATCTCCTTGTAGACTTCGCTGACGGCGTTTTTCTCGCCTTGGATGGCTTTGATATACGTGCTGTGTTTGATGCCGACCTTGTCGATGGCCTGCCACACGTTGTCGTAGCCGGTGGTGAGACGACCGAGCCAGTTGTCGGTGACCCTCGCGCCGGACGAGTCGGACAGCGCCTTCTCGTAGTATTGCGCGGCGGAGGTTCCCTCCTGCAGGGCGTTCGACAGTTGCGTGGACCGCTCCTGGGCTTTCTGCTGTTCGGAGATGAACGCTCCGAGGACCGCCGTTGCCGCAGTGATCGCGACGCCCCACGGGCCGCCGAGCAGGTCGATGACGCCCGCGCCAGCCTGCTTCACGCCGTTGATCGCTGTCTCGCCCTTGCCGAGGGTGACGGTTCCGTTGGCGATGTCGCCGACTGTGGCCCCCATGGCCGAGTTGATCTGGGTCAGACCGGCTGCGAGCTGCGGGGCGGCGGTCTTGGCGCGCTGGATCGGGTCGACGAGCAGGGCGATCGCGTTGCCGGCCGTACCGGATGACGCTTCCAATGGCGTCAGTGCCTTGTGCAATGCGACGGCTCCGCCGATCGCGGCGGTCAGAGCGATCGCGCCCTGCTGGACGGGAGCTGGCAGAGACGCGAACGCGTCGACGAGCGTGTCGACGCCTTGCACGAGGGTGCGGAGCGCTCCCTGCGAGCCTTCGCCGAGGTTGATCATGAGGGTTTCGAAACTGCCGGAGAGCTGTTCGAGGTCGCCTTTGAGGTTGTCGTTCTTCTTCGCGGCCACGTCCGCAGCGAATCCACTGTCGGACACAGCCTTCGTCCATCCGGCGATGCCCTCCGAGCCTTCCGAATAAAGCACGTTCGCGGCTCGCACCGCGTCGGAGCCGAAGATGACGCTCAACGCGGCGTTGCGCTGCTCCTGCGTCAGACCGCCCAGAGACGTCTTCAGCTGGCCGGCGAAGTTCTCCAGGCCGACGAATTGGCCGGACGCGTCGTATGCGCTGATGCCCAGCTCGTCCATCTGCGCCTGTGCCTCCTTGGTGGGGTTGGACAGGCGTTGGAGCATCGTCTTCAACGAAGTGCCCGCGTCGGAACCGATCATGCCGGCGTTGGCGAACGCGGACAGCGTGCCGACCGTCTCGGTCATGCTCACGCCCATGCTGTTCGCCATCAGACCGGCCTGGTTCAATGCGAGGCCTAGGTCGTGCGCGGATCCGACGGCCTTGCCGGCGCCGGCGGCCAGCGCGTCCGCGACCTTGCCGGCGTCAGCTCCTTCGAGGTTGAACTGCTTGAGCGTGGTGCTCATCAGTTCTGCGGCCTCGCCGACCTGCATTCCGTCGGACGCGGCCAAGTTCAACGCTCCGGACAGGCCGCCGGAGAGGATGTCCGCGGTGGACAGGCCGGCCTTGCCCAACGCGTCGATGCCCTCGGCGGCCTCGTTCGCGCTGTAGACGGTGTCGGCGCCCGCCTGGATGGCGGCGGCGCGCAGTTTCTGCATGTCGCCGTCGGACGCCTGCAGGTCGGCTTGGATGGTGCTCATGCTCTGGTCGAAGTCGGCGGCCATCTTCGTGGCTGACACGCCCAACGCCACGGCGGCCACGCCCATGCCCGCCATGATGTTCGTGGCGATCCGGCTCTTGCTGCCCGGCTTCTCCAACGCGGTGGAGAGCTTCTCCGCCTGCGTGCTCGCGGCGGCCATCTTCGTGGAATAGTTGGAGGTGTCGGCCGACAGGCGGATCATGATGTTCTCGTTCAACGCCATTGTCGGCATCTCCTTCTTCTAGTTTCTCGGTATGAGGCTCGCGGTCTGCGCGTGCGGTGCGAGCACCGTGCCGGATTCCTCGTATTTGCGCATGGCCCGTTCGCGTTGGAACGTGATCCAGCAGGTCTCCACCTGCGCTCCGGCGAACAGCCGGTCCACTTTGCCCTGGTCATGGCACAGGTCGGTGCTCAATCCGCACAGCGGGCATTCGTGGAGCCGCTCGTACAGGTCGAGGGCACGCATCCATCCGCGTTCCGTCTCGTCCCATTCGGCGGGGTCGTCTTCCGACGGTGTCCAGCCGAGCCATCGTTTCAGGCTGATGCCGAGACGTCGCGCGCACCGCAGGTCGTTGAGCAGGGCCGGCGCGTGCTCAAGCCTGTCCGCTAGGCCAGCCGCGTCAGTTCTTTTGGGATTTCGACCACCGGGGTGTTGAGCTCCTGCACGGTCTGCATGAGCGCGTTGACCTGGCTGTCGGTCATCGAATCGATGAGCTTGGCGAACTCGGCGCCGGTGAACTCCACGTCATCGCCGTCGGCCCATTCGGCGGATTCGAGCATGAGCGGTGCGGCCTCCTTGGCGATGGCAGGAAGGTCCTTGACCACACGCCCCTGCACGGTCTTGGAGTTTTTGAGGGTGATCTGCGCCCACTGGCTGGAGTTCAGTCCGCGGAACGTGACCACGAGCGTCTTGTGTTCGACGATCTTCAGCAGCGAGTCCAGCTGTTTGCGGACGGCGTCCTGCTCCCTGCGGCGTTCGGACGCCTCCGATTCGGTAGCATCCGCCGTGGCGTCAAGTTCGAGAATCCTGTTGCCGAGGCGCACGCTTTCCGCGAGCGTCTGCATGTCGGTGATGATGCGGTGTTGTGCCGTGGGTCGTGTGATGGTGATTTCCAAGTGTTCGTCCTTGTCTGTCCTTCGGTCCGTTCGGTGTTGCCCTGTCCCGCGTCGGACTGGTCTGGCGCGGGACAGGGCGTGCGTGTCGGTCATGCGACGGTGATGGTTTCCTCTTTGCTGCATGGGTCGGCGCTGAAGTTGATGGTGCTCATCTGGCGGCTGTTGATGCTGTGGGCTACGGGGATTTTGATGCCGATGGTCACGAGGTAGACGGAGATCACGTCTCCTGCCACGAATGGGGCGTCCACGGTCTTTCCTCGGCGGCGGACGATCCAGCAGCGTTTGCCGCAGGTGAGTGTGTCGACGGCTTTGTTGAAGTTGGCGGCGTCGGAGGTGTTGACGTTGTCGATGAGGTCCATGCTGCCGTCGGAGAATTTCTCCTGTCCGGGAATCTGGCCGACGGTGGCGGAGGATTCGCGGTCGTCATCGACCATGTCCTGGCTGTGGGTGAGGTGCCAGCCGGTGGCGGACAGGTATGGGCTCAGGTCGAGGTTGGAGCCGCTGTTGAGTTCGGAGGCGGTTGGTTTCAGATAGTTTTTGATGCCGGATTCCTCGACCATGATGGTTCGGAATTCGCCGTCTCCGAGGTGTGCTGGGACTTTTTGCATGGTGTTTCCTTTCATGTTGTTTCCGGCCAGCCGATCCGCCATGTGAGCACGCGCATCATGTATGGCGTGCCGGTGTCCGGGTCGGTCAGGTCGCTTGGGTTGCTGCCGGTGTCCACGTCTCCGATGAGCGGGGACAATCCCGGCATGTCGGAGAGGGCTCCGTCGAGTCTTTCCGTGAGATGCGAGGCGAGTGTGTCGACGCTTGTCTGGCTTCGTGCGACGATGCGGATGTCGAGTCTGCCGATGTGCAGGTCGGTGGATTGGCTTTCCGTGTGCGTTCGGCTGGTTTCGGTCAGTCCGATGACGACCCATGGTGGGGTTTTGCCGGCTGGAGCGATGCCGTCCGTGTACACGTCCCAGCCGCGGATCTCGCCGACGAGCCGGAGGACGGATTCCCTGACCTTCAGGAAGTCGGTCATAGGCTCGTCCCGGCTTCCTCGACGTATCGGGCGGTGGTCTCGAACTCCTGTTCACCGTGTTCGTAGAAGCGGTGGGTGCCTCCTCCGCCATGGGCGCCTCCGAAGAACGCGATGTTGGCGAGGCCGCCTGCTGTCTTGACCGGCGCGATGTCCGCCTCGACCCTCATGCCTTCGGTTTTGATCTCGTAGGCGATGGGTATTCGGCGGAAGCTCGAATGGCTGCTCGACGCGAGATCCGCTTTGACCGCGGTTTTGATGTTCTGTGCGCCTTTCTTGACGGCGTTGGCCGCTTTGATCGGCGCGCGGACGCTCGCGACGGTGAGTTTTCTCGCCAGTTCGTCGAGCTCATGGGAGTCGATGCGCACTATGAGCCTCCTTCCATCGGGATCTCCTGCACGTTCCATCTTCTGGCGGTGGAGTGCGTCTTTTCGGATTGCATGTTCACGAGCCGGTATCGGCGTCCGACGAGTGCCGGGTCGGCCGATTCCACGACGGTCGCCTCGTATCCCTCGCGCGGCGTCGTGGCCGTGACGGGAAGGTGGAGGTAGAGGCCCCATTCCGGGACGAACGCTCCGACTGAGCCGTCGCCGTTCACGTTGTGCTGCTGTCCGGCGATGCCGCCGGCCGTCTGCACTTTTCCCTTGCCGTCGTAGACGACTTGCTGTGACACGGTTTCGGCTCCGGTGGCCGGGTCGACCGTGACCGTGCCGGGCGCGGTGACGCGTATCCGGTCGGTCATGAGGTTTTCCGCCCATCGGCGCATTCTCGTCAGCGTCCTGTTGCTCATCCCGTCACCTTCATCATGAGGAACGGTTCGCCGTCCTCGTCGTCCGTCCAATACCGGTTCATGTCCGTGTTGGCGGATTCGTTTCTGGTGGAGTGCAGGATTCCGAGGCCGGCGATGACCGGGGACTGGTCGGCCACGAGCTGGTCGAGCGTCTCCTTCTCGCTGGCGGTCAGGTAGGCGCCGGCCTCGTCAACCTTCCGGCTTCCGCCGTCCATGGCGTCGTCGATCTGGCGCGTCCACTGCGTTTCCGCGTTCGGATTGCTCCACAGGCGGCCGGCGCAGGTGATGCACACGTCCTGCAGGTCCTCCGGCAGGTCCGGTCCGGACCATTCGCGCCGCGTGTATGCACGGATGCGGTTGGACGCGAATCTGAGCGCCATGGCGGCGCGTTTGCCGTCGGCCGACTTCTCGTCGATGTCCTCGCCGAGCCATTCGGCCAGCTGCGAGACGGTGGCGAATGGTTCACGCGCCATCATGCGCCTCCCCGTCATTTGGATTCGGAAGCGGCGACCGCGTCCGGGACGATGAATCCGGCGGGATACTGCGTGCCCTTCTTGGCCACGCGGGTGACGGGGTTAGCGACCTGGAAGCCGACGCGCATGACCACTCGCATGATCTGGCTGTCCTGCTGCATCGCGTTGTACACGATGGCGCCGGCGGAGTTGGAGATGACGCCCTGGTCGAACACCTTGTAGGTGATGTCCTGTCGGATGCCGACGATGAATTTCGACCAGTCGGCGGCCAGAAGCACCGCCTTGGAATCGTCCCAGCTGCCGTTGAGGACCTCGTTGCACGGGTATCCGTACAGGTTGGCCGGCTGCTTGTCGGTCAGGTTCGGCGTGTAGATGGGACGGTTGTTCGCGTCGCGCAGTTCGGTCAGCTCCCAGTTGAGGCCGGGCTTGCTGGCGAAGCCGTTGATTGCGTAGCCTTCCTTCGCGAGGGTCTTGCCGAGGGACGCCACGTCGGCGGCGAGGTCCTTGCCGGTGCCCTGGGTGATGGTGTTCTTGGCGTTCTTCGCGCCGGCGAGGATGTCATTGCCCCACGTGGACGGCTTGTCCACGCCGAAGATGGCGGCTTGGTCGATCTTCTTGCCGAACGCCTCGGCGATCAGCGGCTTCATGGTCTCGAACAGGTTGATGGACGCGTCCTCGCGTACGGAGTCCGGAATCGGGACGAGTACCGCGAGTTCCTCGGCGGTGATGTTCACGTCCTCCCAACCGCTCTTGGTGGTCTCCTTGAGTCCGCCTTCGGACACCCAGTACGCTTCCGGAAGGGTGGCGAGGACCGGCTGGGTCTTCTTCTTGGCACTCATCCTCATACGCTTCGCGCGGGTGAGCATGACGCTCTTCTCCGGCATGGTCTGGATGATCTCCTGGCTGATCTCGTCGGGGATGAGGGCCTGTCCGAGGTCGTTGCGCTGGATGCTGGAATTGAAATTGTTTGCCATTGTCTGCTCCTTGTATGGCGGTCAGTCGTTGTTGTCGAAGGCGTCGCGCATCCAGTCGGACGGACGTGACGGCTTGGTCGGGTCCATTCCTCCCGTGGGCTTCGCCCGGTTCGCCGGATTGCGAAGATCCGGCTTCTGCTGCGCCGTGGCCTGCGCGGCGTATCGCGCGGCGAGCTTCGCCGCCCTCGCCTCGATTTGCTCCGGGGTTCCTTCTCCCACCAGTTCGCGGTCTTCGGCCGTCAACTGCGGGTGAGCGGCGAGCGCGCGGCTCCAGGCGTTGTCGGCTTCGAGGCGTGCGATCTTCTGGTTGGCTTCGTCGAGGTCTCGTTGGGTTTTCTCCGTTTCGGTGAGTTTGGCGTCCTCGTATGCGCGGTTCTTGTCGGCGAGTTCGCCGTTCTTGTGTTTGAGGGTGCCGTTTTCCTCGCGGAGGTTCTGGATGAGTTTCCATGCGGTGGCTGGGTCGAACTGTTGTCCTTCGCGTTCCCATGGGGCTTGCGGCTCCTGCTGGCCGTCCGTCTGTCCTTCCGCGTTGTTCGCGTCCGGTTCGGACTGTTGGGCGCCGTCGGGTTCGTTCTGGACGTTGCTGTCCTGCTGGTTGTCGTCTGCCACTGTGGGCTCCTTCCTTTTGTTGCCGCCCGTCCTGCGGGCATGAAAAAAGCCCGTCGGGGCTTCCCGATGGGCTAAAGATGTGATGTTCGGCTTTTAGGCTTCCGGCATTGGCTTGAGGTTTCTGCGGACCTCGTTGGAGATGTACTTGTCGAGGTCCGTGTTGGCTTCCCACTGCGCTTCGCCGGTTTCGACGTTGACGAGGATGTATGCCGGCGGACCGTAGCATCCGCCTTTTGCCATTCCCGGCCAGGTGTAGTAGTAGAGTGCCAGTCCGCCGTAGATTCCTTCGGGCTCGTGCAGTATGACGCCGTGATGCTTGGCGAATTCGTCGGCGGCCTTGTCCAGTTCGCGTCTTGTTTTCATCGTCGCATCGCCTTCTTCGGTTTGATGATCTCGTACGCGTGGTCCCTGACGATGTCCTTGTCGTCGACACGGAACATGCGCACGCTTCTCACATCGATGATATCCCTATCGAGGTAGTCATCCAATCTGGATATTTTGCCGTTCTGCGGGTCTATGACGATGGGTTCGCCTCCGTTGGTGCGTGCCGAGGGGCGTTCGATGATGACGATGTGGCCCTGCTCGTGATTGTTCACGTATCCGAAATGCATGCACCAGCGCTGGCCGATGCCGACATGCCGTTCGATCCTGTCAACGACATTGCCGCGGTTCGGGCTGCCGACGGCGAGGATACGTGGATGCAGCCCGGTCGCGCGGTCCACCCACATGCTGTTCGGGTTTTCCGACAGTCTGTCCTGCGTTGAGCTGGTCCTCGCCCTGGCCTCGACGTCGTAGCCTTTCCTTCGGGCGTCATATGCGACGACGCACGACTGGCAGTTGGTGGAGCATCCCCACTTGTGGTCGGCGAATCCGGGATTGGACGTTCCCCTGTCGGCCTGCGTGATGCTCATCGGCTTTCCGGGATGCGCGAGGACCTTGGAGAGTTCGGTTTCGCGTTTCCTGAGGACCTCCCTGCGTTTTTCGGCGCGTTCCTTGCTGGTTTTCGCACGGTATTCGGGCGTGCTTCTGTAACTATGCGAGTCACGGTAGTCTCCGGTCCTGCGCATGACCGGCAGAATCTGGTCGTATGTTCTCGCGGTGCCTTTGGGCAGGCTTTCGGCGGCCTCGTAGTAGTTGTCGATCCACTGTTTCTCCTTGTCGGAGGGGTTCCAGTCGCCGTACACCACTTCGACGGTGCATCCGCAATGCGGATGGAACTTCTCGCCGTCCGCCTGGCGGCGCAGGGCCTTCTGTTCGCTCGTGTACACGGGGCCGCGGCTGCAGAGCATCGCGCAGAACGCGCATGGATGCCCGTCGGACACGCGCCGCCATCCGATGGCGCGCGCGTCCTTGGCGGCCCACTGTTGCAGGGTGAGGCGTCCTCCGGTGAGCACGGCCTCGTGGAACATGCCGATGAACAGTTCGCGTGCGGCCGCGTACGCGGCCTCCTGCGTCTGCCCCATGGCCACGTGCCACAGGATGTTCGCCACGCCTCCCCATTCGAACTGTTTCCCCGTTTGGCTCCGGTTGAAGCGGGGCACTCCGACCTGTATGTCGCCGTCGCCCGTCTCGGCTTTGCGGAAGCGAGGCAGGTATTGTGCGGCCGTGTCGGCGCTGACCTTCCACCATTGTCCGAGCAGGTCGAGCATCGCCTTCTTCCAGATCGGCTGCGTACGGTCGAGGTCATTCACGTCGAGGGTGTTGTCCCACACGCGTCGCATCTGGCTGTCCGCGGTGATGGCGAGCGCGACCTGTCGTCTGCGGTGCTGGTCGGTCAGGAGGGTGCCTTTAGCTGTTGATGCCATCGTATGCCCCGTTTCCGTTGAGTTGTCCGATTTGGATTTGGGTTGCGATGTCGTCGGCTGTGGGGTGTTGTGCGGCGTATTCGCGCCATGCGTCGGCTTGTGGTTTGGAGATGCCGGGGATCATGTCCCAGACGAGTTGGTCGGGGACGTGGAGCATTTGGACGGCTTTGCCGAGTGCGTCGACTGCTTGGCTGATGGTTCTTGTGTCGGTGTCTTCCCATTTGGGGAAGAGGTGGAAGTTGGCGGCGTCGTCGGGTCGGTTTTCGGCGGCTGAGGCGAGTCGGAGCGTGTCCATGTGGCTGATGCCGAAGGCGCGGCGGCGTTCGTTGCGTTTCGCGTAGAAGCCCGCTCTGGATTCCTCGATGCCGGCGTCGCCGACGTTGGTCATCTTGCCGAACGCCGTGGTCGGGGTTTGGCTGACGGCGGCGAGTTCCTCGACGTCGCTGGTTTTTGCTGCGACGATGTTGGCGAGGTCGGTTTCGGGGAGGCTTCCGAATTTCACGTCCATGCCTCCGGCGAGGACGCTGTCGTGTTCGATCTGGAGTTTTTTGGCTTCCTTTTCCGCTTCGGTCAGTCCGCTCATGTCGAGGCCGGTGGCGGTTTTGACTTTCCAGCTGTTGTAGTGCTGGGCGAGCATGCGGTCGTAGTTGTCCTTGTTCAGGCGGCTGGCCATGCGGATGTATGGTTCGACCTCTCCGGGCACGCGGCCCTGCAGGTCGCGTTGGTTGCAGTACCTGACGATCGGGCATACCGGGTTGCCGTCCGGCGCGGTCACGCCGTGTGGCGTCTGGCCGTCGAATTGCCATGTGCCGCCGGTCTTGCGCCATGTCCAGATGTTCCGTGAGTCCCAGAGCTGGTATTCGACGGCATGGTCGTCGAGTTTGCGGCGTCGCATGAAGATCTGCGGCCAGTTGTCGGATGCGGGGTCGTCGTAGAGGGCGATCGCGTCGCGGGGACTCCAGCAGTCGATGCGGGCGTGGAGTTCGTCCGACGATTCCTCGCCCCGGACCGCCGTGTATGCGGCGCCGTAGGCGATGGCCTCGCGGTGCAGTGCGATCTGGCGTTCGCCCATGCGGTTGCGCTGCCATGGCTCCCAGAAGCGTTGAGCGTCCCCGGTGTCCTGCGTCTCGGAGTCCACGCCTTCCAGGTAGAGGGTCTGGGCGAGCGTGGTGACGACGAGGCCGAGCCATGGGGTCTCGCCCATGTCGCGCAGCATGCGGTGTTCCATGGTCGCCCCGGCGTTCAGGCGGATGGGCTTGGGGTTCCACCGCCACCAGCGGTCTATTCTGTTGAGTTTCGGCGTCTCGTTGTCGAACGCCGGGATGAGCAGCGTGCTCAGCGCTTCGAACGCCTGCTTCTCGTTGTCGTAGCCGGTGGTCACCATAGCTGTCCTCCTCCGCTTCTGGAGTTCCTGTTCAGGTATTCGCGTCTGACCATGCGCGCTCCGATGGCGCATATCGCGAGGTCGATCTTGCGTTTCGACTCGCGGCTTTCCTTGGCGATGCTCATGCCGACCCTTGTGGGCTGGCGTCTGGCGTTGAGCATATGCAGGCGCAGCCTGGCGTCGCCGTCGTGGGGGAAGTCTCCCTCCGCGATGTCGGTGTACGCCTGGTCGACGGCGGTGACGAACCTGCGTTGGATGTCCGTGTTGATCATGTCGAACATGACGGCGTGCCTGTCCCGGCCGGACGGGACGGCCCATGTCTTGAGCCGGCGCCCGTAGTCGCGGTGCCACCGGTCGAACAGGGCATCCCAGTATCTCAGGCCTGTTTCGGAGTCCAGCACGTGGCTGGGGTCACCGAAGAATCCGACCACGTCGTACGCGTGGAACGCCGCGCGCACCGCGTCGTCGACGCTTTCCCTGGGCACGCGCCAGTCCTTTCCTCGCTCACCGGCCGGTTTCTGCCACACGCCCAATGGTTTGACGAATCCGTCGGAGACGCGGCAGGCCACGAGCGCCGTGCTGTCGTCGTTGAGCGAGCAGTCGAGGAACATGCTGATGCGCTCACCGTGTTCGAGCGAAAGCTCCGGGTGTTCGTTCTGGTCCCATTCCTGGTGGGTGACGAACGCGTCTTCCGGCGCGGTGGACTGGTTGTACCATTTGCGCCGGGATTCGCTCACCGGGTTCTTCGGGTTGAGGATTTCCTTGCTGATGCGTTCGATGGACAGCCAGGTGCTGTCGCCGCGCACGTCCTCGATGACCTTGCCTATCGTGTCCTCGGTCATCGGACTGTCCGGCGCAGCTTCCAACGAGTCGTAGAGCAGTCCGAAGTCCATGTATTTCGGACGCTTGCCCTCGTCGTCGCTGTCGGGGTCGCCTTGGGTTCCGTCCCATGCCTCGCGCACCCTCTGTCCGACGCTGTCCTCGCCATCGCGGTAGGCGTTGCAGATGTCGAGCATCTTGACCGCGACGCCCTCCTCGCGTTTGGCCGCGTTGCCGGAAAGCACGCCGTCCATGTCGCTGCCGCCGTTGGACGAGTTCCAGTTCTGCGTCTCGTTGCGGATCACGAATGTCGGACGTCCGCCCTCCAACGCCAACGGCGAGCTGGTGACCGCTTCGATCTGCCGGCTGTCCCCCATCGCGTACATGTTGAGCTTGCCCAATTGGATGCCGTAGTACTTGCGTGTGGACGCCGGCAGGAGGCCGGGCAGAAGCTTCATGGTGTTCTTGGTCTGTTCCTGGCTGACCGCGCACACCTGCACCCACGCGTTCGGCTCGTCCCTGCCGACCGGATCTCCGCTCTCGGGATCCCAATGGTCGAACGTCAATGGGGCGAAGCACGCGCCGCATGCCCCTCCGGCCGCCATCGGGTCCTTGCCCCAGCCTTTGAGCCGCTGCAGCACGGCGTTGTCGTGCAATGGGCGTCCGTGGTCGTCCAGGGCCCAGAACCACAGCCAGAAACGCGCTTGTTCGCTGGTCCACTTCCACGGCAGTCCTTTGGATGAGTCGCGAAGCCAGTAGCCGCTCCATCCGAGGAACTGCCAGCCGAGCGTCACCCGCGGAAGGATCCACCCATGCTCGTCACGGCGCCATGTCGGTCCGATGAGTATCGGGTCAGTGTTCCATTGCGGCGCCGGTTCGTCGGCGAGCATGTCCCGATACCAGTCGGAGATCTCGCGGATCTCGCTTTCGCGGCTTGGGATGAACGCGGCGGCCTTCAGGTTGCTGCGTAGTCTTGCCATCAGCCGTAGGCTTTCTCCCATTTGCTGTCGTGCCATCGTTTGTTGACGGTGGCGCGCATCTGGCTGGATCTGCCGCCGTCCGCCGAGGCGTCCTCGGACTGTTCCTCGGGTTCCGGCATGTCGATGCGTTTGAGCAGGTCGGCCAGATGGGTCTCGTCGCGGCGCAGTTCGGGCAGGAGCGGGTGCACGACGAGCTGTCCCTGACTTCCCTCGGTGGTGAGCTCGTCGCCGAGGGCCCTGCGAATGCGTCCGATGCGGTCGGCGGTGTAGCAGGCGTTCTCCAGTGTGCGGTACTCGCTTTCGGTGAGCTCCCATTTCGCGGTGATGTCGCGCCAGAGCCGTTGGCCGCGGCCGTTTTTGATCAGTCCGGCCGGCATACGGTGGGAGGCCGCGTCCTTGGCCATGCTTCCTCCCTTCGTAAGGTCATCCGAGTCTGTCGAGCAGGCTGAAAAGGAACGTGAGGTCGGCCAGTCTGGCCGGCGAATCGCGGAACGTGCGTCCTGTGACCGTGATGTAGCGTCCTTGGCTGTAGGCTTCGGCGTTCATGATGCCCCGCACCCTGATTCCGGCGCGTTCCGGCATCAGTCCCCAGATGTGCAGGCCGTCGCCGCCGGGGCTTATCTCGATCCATGTCTTTCCCTCGACCGGCGCGATGAGGCATTTGGCCCAGTCGGCGAGGTATCCGCGCGAGTCGTAGCAGTGGTCGAGGTCGATGCAGGCGATTCCACCGCCCAGCGCGAAGCCCAGTCCGTCGCCTGCGGTGGACGCCTCGGCCGCCTCGAACGTGCTCCACGTGTCCGGATCGGTGCTGGACGCCACGGCGCCGTCTATCGTCAGCGGAATTTTCGTCGTTCCGTCGCCTCGGACCACCTTGCGCCATCTGACCCATCGGTCGACCAATGCCATGCGCGCCGGAGGGTTGAGCCTTTTGCGGTTGGCCTGCTTCCGGCATGCGTCGGAGCAGTAGCGGCGGCGTCTGCCGCGACCGGTCTGTTCGGGGAGCTCGATTCCGCATGTTTCGCAAGCGTTCATACTCCCCATTATATTTGTTTTTCTCTCAGAAAACGCTGTATACCAGTATTTTCAACCGTTTTTATTATTTCGTGACATCAGTAAAAAACGTTTGTCCGGAAAAACGTGGAAGGCGTCGCGAAAAGCTGTGCCATGCCCGTACGTCGCAAAAACAGGGATATGCGGAACCATCTCGATGAAACGATGGAAAAACGTCGAAGCGCGAAAAACGGGACGGAGAAGCGTACGTACGACCTGAGTTGCTATCGGCGGTTAGGGCCTTGGCGCCGGCGGAGTCCTCCCCCACCGGTATCGACACCTCAGTCAGCGGCCGATCAGGCCAGGGTGACGTTCATTCGGATGCTTTCTCAGTCTCTTGTATCTTCTGTTCCTTTCAGCGCTCTCGCGCGCCGTCTTCGCCTTGTGGCAAGCATAACTCAACCATTGCAGATTCTCCAAGGAATGGTTGTCTCCAGGAATAATGTGATCGCAATCCGTTCCGATTCCATCACAATCCCTCGCATGAATCCTCGCTTCGCAGCGTCCATGCGCCCGAGCCTTGACCATGGCCCTGCGGCTCTCCCAATCGTCGGGCAGTCTGAATCTTCTGTCGCTGCTGTTCCAATGCATCTGATTGCGCATATGCCACCATCCGTCCACCAAGGTCAGGTGGGATAGGTGCCTTCGGCGGGAGTCGAACCCGCGCATACACGCGGCCGCAAGGAAGAGGATCCGAAGATCTGCGACCGGTGCGATCTGCCACTGATTCCTACGAAGGCATGGACAGGCGGTTTGAGCATCACCGCATCACGGAATCGCGGGATTGGCTTGCCTGCCACTGTTGGTGTATGCCCACTCTGACGTGGAGTGGGCGGAGCGTGTCCGATATGCCGTTCGGACAGGACGGTGTTACGTAGCCCAAGGAGTTAGGAGAATCCAAGGTGGATATGAAAAGGGTTCAAACCAAGTCACCTCGGTTTGAACCCTCTAATCCACTGACAATTATGCCTTGCACTTCGAGAAACGTCAAATCGAGTCGCGTCGGGAAAGCTGCCTGTGCACGTCGGCGAGACGGTAGAGCGGCTGTCCCTTCCCGTTTCTGCCGGCTGGTTGGATCCTGCCGCGCTTACGCCACGAGTAGATCGTGTTCACGCCGCATTGGAACCCGCATTCGCGCAGGAGTCCGGCGCATTCCCCTGCCGTGAACGCTTTGCCGGATGCGATGCACTCCTTCAGGAAGCCGAGCCGCACGTCCACCACGCGGTAAGTGCCGCCGCATACGGGGCAGGTGACCTCGACCGCGTCGATGGGCGCCGACAGTTCGACACCGCACAATGGGTTCGGGCATCTGCCGATGCCGTGCTTGGAAGGCGGCACGTCGATGATGGACAAGGTCTTGCGCGCCGATGATTCCCAGTCGTGCCAGATGATGTCGATGTCCGGAAGCCGGTTCAACCGTGGACATGCGGCGCAGACGCTCAAACATTCCAGCAGGGACGGGTGGATCCGGCCGTTCGCCCATGGCATCGCCGATGGCGCGTACAGTCTGCGCCACAATGCGACCGCCATGTCCCCGATCTCCTGCATGTGGTCGAGCACCGGCAATCGGATTGGCGTCGGCGCGGCTGGAAGGTTGACGCGTCCAGGCTGGCGGCCTCCGTAGTGCGCGGTCGAGTCCAGGAACTCATGCAGCGAATCCAACCATGCTGGATATTCCCGCAGCCAGCCGCGCATCAGCCCATCGCATCTCGCGCACATGGTGTCGCCGACAGCGCATCCTCCGCCGCAGACGAGGCACACACCGGCGAGCGCTGGTGTTGTTTGGCTGGTGTTTGTTGTGGTGTTGGTGGTGGTTGGTTGGGATCCGTTGGTTGGTCCGTACATTTGTTCGATTCCCTCCGGCGTGGTAGTCTGGTTTGTGGTAATGCCAGAGCCCGGCCGGAAGGTCGGGTTCTTTGTTTATTCGGTGGCGGAGTCCTGTTCTTCAAGGTCGACGTGTTCGATCTTGGCTCTATGGCGGAGCAGACCGGCGTATTCATCCATGACATCAAGCTGCCTGCTCAACAGAGTGATCGGGCAGGTAGGCTCGAAGTCGAGCGTGCCATCCGCATACCGCTGCAGCATGTCCCTGAGCCTGCCGGCACGAGCGGCCAACTCACGGTATTCGACGCGCATCCGCCCCTCATAATCGGATCCGTCGGCGCTCGCGGGTTGCGCTTGGTCGGCGGCGGCGAGCACTTCGATGGCTTGGCGCAGGTATCCGTCGCGGATCCATTCGGATGCGGTCCGCCATTCCTCATGGATGATTTCGGTGGAGTCCTTGCGGAGCGCCCATTTGAGCCCGAACAGACGTTCGGCTACGGCTTCGGTGCGCGCGTCGATAGGCGGGAGCGGCGGGTCTAGTGTTTCCTCACTCATTTCGTTTCCTTCCTCTTTTGATTGTGCATGGTCTTCCAGGTCTTGTGTCGCAGCAGCCACACCACCCATTCGGGCAGTTCGGTCCAGATGGTCAGATGTGAGGACGCGGCGTATAGCTTCCACCACCTGCCGCAGATGACGCAATGCTCTATCCTGCGCAGGCTGTCCTCGTATTGCGCCGGACCTATGCCGTTGCTCGCGCAGATGAATATCCCGACCGCGCTACGGCATGCATGCGGCGAGCGCCGTTTGTTACGACTGATGCCGTGCATCATTCCGCCTCCTTACCGAGGATGTAGACGAGCGTCGGCGGCAGTGACGGTTCGAAGCATGTGTTCGGCGGCACCTTGTACTCGCCTTTCCCATTGAGTCCAGGCAGCACGTCGGTCCGCACCACACTCCACCCCTCGGAAAGCAAGCTTTCGAGCGTTCCGGCGTTGTTCAGCGTGAGCGTCCATGCGTCCCTGTCGGTCGTGTATGTGAGCGGCACTACCTTAAATTTCCAACTCACTGCTCCGTCTCCTTCTGCTCGTCCAGCCACCTTTCGAACAGCCGGTACATGTCCAACGAAATGGCCCTCACCGGCTGGAACTTCATCCGCCACATGCAGCCGGCACACACCTCCGAAGCGGTCTTCGCCTGATCCATATAGGCAAGATGCACGGCATAGACCGGACTGGACACCCGCCTGCCACACAAATCGCACGTGTGCATATCCTGCGTGACCAACTCATCACGCTGAGGCAGAAACGGGTTCAGCGCGTCCCGCTCATCCATGGCATCGGCGAGCGCCTCCCGAATCTTGTCCCTGGCATTGAGATAGGCGTGGTATCGAATCGACGCGCTTTCCTCAAGAGATCGATTGCCATAACGCATCCCCGCGCTCGCCGCCTCGTATTCCTGGGCGATGAGTTTGTTGAGTGTATTGATGGCGATGTCTGCGTCGCTGTTTCTCATTGCTGTTCCTTTTCCTTGTCGTGTTCCGCCGACCATCTGAGCAGGGCGTTGACGGCGATTTCGCACGCCTGCCGTTCCTCGTCGTCCTCTGGTGCGATCCATACGGCGCCGCATTGCGACCAGATTTTCACTGTGGCTCCTTGTCTGCACCGCTCACATGGCTCCAGTCGCAGGACAGGCCGGCCTGCTTGCCGTTCGTCGAGTAGACGATGCAGTCCACTTGCCTCGTGTCGGTCAGGGTGACGACGCATTCCGTGAATACGTCGGCCCCGGCGGAGCACTGCGAGTCGACGGACCTGACCGCATGCGCTGGCGTGGAAGGCTCCGACGCGCTTCCGCATCCTGCGAGCGCGGTGCAGAGGGTGAGGGTGATGGCGGTAAGTGTGGCGCAGATGGTGTTTCTCATTGTTCGTTCCTTTGATGGTGGCTGGCGTGGTGGTTCCAGAGGCGGATGGCTTTGTTGAGGTTTTGGCTCTGTTAAACCAACTTTGACATATGAACGAGGGGCGCTTATTCGAGAAGAAGTCCAGACCTTCAGTCTCTGGCCGTTATTATTAAATGGTTATCGATACTCTAAAGCCAGAGGTGTCCATGTCCAACATCAATGTTCAGGTTGCGGAAGTTAATGACGCATTCTTCAATCCGCGCCTTGCTGACAACCCATGCGTAAGCAGATACAATCTCAGAAAAGCTGACTTCGCCAATACGATGACAGACATCTATGAGTTCATGGGTGATCTGAATGTGATGAGCGTCGAACGTGGGTGGGGGCGATTCGAAGATATGCTTCAGCTTCAGGCACTGTCCAACGTTCTTTCAAACCTTCTTAACAGCACCATGGCGAAACATTCACGAGAACTTGTGGTCAATACTCTTCCAAACGGGCATCCAGATCTTATCCGAACCGGTATTTATCCAAACAATCTTGTGGCGGAAGCCGAAGATGGCGTTGAAATGAAAGCCACCAGAAACACCGGAGCAGCCGTTGACATGCATAGTGCAAGAGAACAGGACCTCTGCACGTTTGTATATCAGGTTGACGAACGACGAGATGACCCCGGTGTGCCAATCGCCGAAAGACAACCCCTCACCTTCACCGGAATATTCCTCGGACATGTCACCGAAGAGGACTATAGGCATAATGAGCGTGGAGAGCGTGGCACACGAACGGCCACACTTTCCAAGGATGGATTATCCTCCTATAGACGTAGCTGGGTCTATCTCACCAACGAGTTACGCGGAACGATATGGGCAAGACGCAGTCTCAATCTTCCAATGCTGTGAGTTTAGGAATCGCATTGCAGGCAAGATTGTAGTATTCGGAGTCTCGTTCAATGCCAAGGCTTGAATACCCCAATGATTCAGCAGCGGCTAATGTGGAGCCCGAACCGGCAAAGGGATCAAGGATATGCCCGCCAGGTTCCGTGATCTTGACAACATCTCGCATGAGCTGCAAGGGCTTTTCCGTCACATGAATTCTGTTTTGAGGATTGGCGTAACGGAACACACCGGGCAAACAGCCAACCGGTCTATTCACCGGCATAGGACCATTGGAACCCCATACGATGTATTCACTTTGCTGGCGGAAACGTCCTTTCTGCGGACGGGAGTTTCCC